CTACCAGGGTGACATGTCAACGAAGGTGTTTACAGGATCGAGGTTCGAAATCACAGAGACCGAATACGTTGAACACCAGCAGGTGCGGGAAAAGACACAGGCCGAAATTGACGTTGAAAATGAATCGAAGTGGCAAAACGTACGTGCTCAACGAAACATATATTTGCAAGAGTCAGATTGGACACAGCTTCCAGACGTTCCCTTTACGAGAGAGGCTTCCGATGCATGGAAGGAATATAGGAGAAAACTGAGGGACATAACAGAATTTCCAAGCCCGGATCAGGCTATTTGGCCGGAAAAACCCGAAGATTCTCTTAGATAAAACAAATAGAGGCGTTAAGTTTCAATGCTTTCAAACATTAGCGTCGATTTATCATGTCCCTGAGTTTTACCGCGGTCTCGTAGTCCTCTTTATCTATGGCTTCTTCCAATCGTTTTTGAAGCTCTTCTACACTTAGATTGGCCGATTCGTCCTTCTGTTTTTTCTTGGAGGGCCTTTTGGTCTTTTTTTGTGTAGTTTCTTCCTTTTCTTCTTGCATCCCTTTGACGTTCTTGTATTCGAACGACATGGAATCGACCACATTGTCATTGATGAATATCGGGGATCCCAACCTTATTGCGATCGATATCGCATCGCTTGGTCTACAGTCGACCAGCGTACCATCGTTGAACGCCATAGAGGCAAAATAGGTTTCGGTCCATCAGGACGTTACAGAACAGATCGTGCGTGAAGGGTCTATCGAGCTCAACGCCTTCAAGGAATATCGCGATGGACTGAGCCTCTGCGCTCCCTATGACGATCGATACCATCGTGCTGCGTTCCTCCACGTGACGAAGTATCAGGCTATAACTGCCGTTTATCCGATCATATGGTATTATTCCGTAAAGCTCAAATTCGCTTGCGTTTTCGGGTCCGTTTGTTATCATATTTCAACCTTGTATATCTTATATGGGAACCCTTCTTGGTCGTATATCTCAAGCCTGGAGTCCCCGTGTTTCATTAGATAGTTCTTGTCCCCCTTCCAAGATAGATCGTCGACGATGTCTACTATCGTCACACGTTCCTTTTGGGCGTGAAGCCTCATCCCTCTTCCGATCGACTGTTTGACTATCTTTTCCGACTTATAGCTTTCTACGAAGAATATGTTATGAAGGTTGTTTATGCTGATTCCGGTAGAAAACGTACCGAACGAAGCTATCAGTATCCTGTTCTCTCCCTCTTCCATGTTCTTCTTGTACTCCTCTCGAAGGTTGGCACTGGTAGAACCGTCGACATAATAGATCTCCTTCTCGTCGCATGTCTCACGAAGGTGGTCGTATATCCTCTTTCCGTAGTTGTCCTTGATGTTCTGGAACAGTATCAAAGAGTTCTTTGTCGTCTTAGATATCATGTCGCAGACAAACTTGAACCGTTCCTTTGATTTCACGATGAGGTCCCTCTCCAGAGAAAGCTGCTTACTACCCTCTACCTCGTTCTTCCTCTGCCTGAGAAAGTGTAGTTTCTGCTTTATCTCGTCGTTCGCATATTGCAACCTAACTATCTTGATGTTGACCTGTGTGGCGACCTTCTTGTCGAACAGGTCCTGTGGGCTTATCGTATTGACCAACGGGCCGATGAACGCCTGTATCGTCAACGCATCTGCGCTATCGTCCTGCATCAGGGTCCCTGATAGACCGAACTTGAACTTTGCGTTGACACACTTTCCTATGACCTTCTTGACGGAGTTCGCATTCGTGTGGTGCGCCTCGTCAACGCAGATTCCTGTGATGTCGGTGAACCATGATTCATCAAGCTTGACGAGGGACTGAAACGTCCCAACTATAAGATCAGCGTTTTGCTGGGTCTTCGTTTTCGACTCACCCGATACGGTCTGACTCCTAAACTTCATTAGCGTCCTGTTGTTGGAGTACTCGTCAAAGTCCTCTATGGTCTGTAATATCAGGTTGGTATTAGGGACTATGACAAGCAAACGGTCTATCAGTCCTTTTGTTCTAAGGTACGAAAAGACCAGGAATATTATCATGGTCTTTCCTGCGCTCGTTGCGATCTCGCTGATCGAACGTTGGTTCTTTATTATGCGCTTTGCTGCATCGATCTGGTAGTCCCTGGGCTTCTTTTCCATCGAGGCACAGAACTCTACGGCCCATGCATCGAAATCAGCCTCGTCGAAATCCCAGTACATCAGGTCTATGTCCTCGATTTCGAACGGTATGTTGTACTTGCTGCAGACAGAATGAACCTTCTCTATCAGACCTATGGGTATGCGGTTGAACTTGTCTATGAACTTGACGTTTCCGTCCCAGAGTTTCTTTTTGACCAAAGGATTAAAGTACCACCCACGTATCTTCTTCGTGAGAGATATCCTCAATTGCTCCAACTCGGAAGGGGAGTAATCGTATATCTGGATCCAGTTTCTGTCCTTGGTTATTCTGGCCCTCATCGTTACACAGATGTTCTAAAGTTCTCTATCTCGATTCGATGCTTTATTCCAAAAATCATATTGTCGATTGTTTTGACCGTCTCGTGAAAATAGCTACACTGAGATTTCACGAGTTCTATGTGGTGCCTCTGATCGGCCGCAGCCCCATCGACTATCACGTTCATGTCGGTCTTTCCGTACCTTACGTCCTTGTCGTTGAGCTCCTCTACCAACCTTCTCTTCAGCTTTGCGTACTTTTTTTCCAACTTTATCACCGCCAGGTTCAGGTTATAGTAGTACTCTATGGCCTGCTGTCTGTATGTATACAGGTCGACCTGCAACTCGGCGAGAGAAGCCATGCTCTTCATCCTTGACGCCATCTCGGTCACACGATCCTTCCAGTCGGAACGTTCCTGTACGAACCGTTCCTTTATGCGATCGAGCTCTTGGTCCATGTCCTTAGAATAGTTTTCCTGGGCCTCGTTTGACATCTTTTACCTTCTCTTTTATTTTGTAAATGAATCCCTTCTTCTTTTCCACGTTCACCTCAAGATCGATCCTCGGGGGCTCTTCGATGGAAAGGGGAAGGGGAACAGAGCCCTTGAACTTTTGTTCAAAATCCCGTGGGTCGTGTTCAAAGTCACGGTGTTCGTCGTCATATGTAAACCACGTCATACTTGTCATTCGTAAAGTATTTTGATACATTGGTTATCCTCTTTCCGTTGAGATAACAGTAGACCATTACATCGGTCCAGTCTACCTTGGACCTGCTTATCTTTATATCATTTTCTTTTAGGAAGTTTTTCCATAAAAATACGGTTTTTCCCTCCTTTAAAAGCTCAAGCGCCTTATCCTGACCGGGCTTGTCGTAGTCCAAAAGGTACCGCAGGGATTCGCTCTCAAACGGTACGTTCATATGCAGGGAAGAAAGGGCTATGCTATTGGGAAACAGGAAACTGTCGAGTGGTCCCTCAAAAACGGTTATCGGACGCGTTAGATCTACATTGAACACGTTGAACGTGTAGCTTAGTCTGTCGAGCGTATCAACGTTTGGAACCCCTGATTCAACTCCCATGGCCTCACACGCCTTTGACCACTTGTACGTAAGGTACTTTGAGCCGTTGTCGGCGTACTTTCCAAAGTTTCTCACCTGCCAACCTATGATCTTGTCCTTACCCTTCGAATTAAGTATGAACAGCTTGTTGGTCTTTGGGTGCCAAAGGAACCTATCGAGGTCCCTTTGCAATCTCTTTTTGAGATAAACCTCCATCTTTGTTCCTTCGACTTCCACAAGACCAAGGTTCCTCTTGACCTGTTCACGATCGAAGAGGTTCTTTGCGAGTTCCACGTCAAAGAGTGCATCCAACACCTTCTCGGTGTCCACTGCCCTGTACGATGCTATGTTCGCAACGGAATCGATCGCAAGCTGATTGATCTTTGTGAAACCTTCTGATATCTTGTTGAAGTCCCTTAGGAACCCGCTTAGCGTCCTGTGGGTACCACAGTTGTAACAGTGAAAACTTAGACTGTTGATGAATATGTTTCCACGCTTCTTCTGTGAGTGTGCATGCGAATCACCACAGTAAGGACACGCGAAGTTTATTCGCTCCCTTCCGATCTTGACTTTTGACTTTTGGGATTGGCCACCGAATCTCTCTACGAGAATGTCCCTAAGCGGGGACAGGATGAGATCGGTCCTTTCTTCTGGCGATATTTGTATTGTTTCCATTGTGTACGGCCCAAAAATTAAAGGGGGTCTCCTTTTATGAGACCCCCTGGTTTATAGACTATTAAAGTTCTCCGTACATGTCGAGGTCGATATCGTCGATATTGATCTCCTCGACCTTTGCTGGCTTCTTGGCCTCGGTCTTCTTCTTGGCAGGGACCACTTCGTCATCAAGGATGTCATCGATGCTTGCCACCGTTGTTGCCTTCTTTGAAGGCTTTGGTGTCGACATGATGTCGTCAGTCGAACTGATCGCATGTCCTGATGAGTTTGTGACCGACCTGATCACCGAATTGACAAGATCCGTTGTCGTCTCGTCCCATTCCTTGAATCCAAACTCTTCCAGGTCTGGTGAGTTCTTCTCGAGCCATTCTGCTGCGGTCTTCTTGATGCTTGCATCGTTCAGCGCCTCACGAAGGTCGATGTTTCCATCAGCTGTGTGAATGATCGGATAGGGTTCTCCGTCGAACTTGGAATTATCATAGTTGTCCCATTCGCCCTGCTTTGTGATGTGAAGGACGAACCTACGTCCCTTGAGAAGGTTGAAAGGATCTCTTGGTTCTCCGATCTCGGGATTGATTTCCGCCTCGATCTTGTCCTTAAGTTTCTTTCCAAACTTGAAGACCTTTATCTTACCTTCTAGCTCAGGGTTCTGCGAGTCCTTTACGATCTGTACAAGGCAATAACAGTTGAGTCGACGAGAGAAGATCTTTGACATCTCGCGTTCGTATGGGTTCTCCGAATCCTTCAGCTTCTTCCACATCCTAAACAGTGGGCTCTCTTGGCCCACAGAAGATGGGCAATCAACGTAACGACCCTTTCCTGTTGATGGGTCTTCCATCCATCCGGTCCACTTTTCGATGATGGACTTCTTTGGGTTCTTGTACCAAGGGATGAATCGTATGACGGACTTGTAAACGTTGTCCTTTCCGTCCTGTGCCTTTGGCTTGTATACAACGTCCTCTTGACGTGTTGGTTTGTTAAATGCATCTAGCGTGTTTTCTCCGTCTAGCAGTGCATCAAAATCAAAAGACATATTAAGCTCCTTTCGAGAAATTTTAGAAAATTTTGAGATTTGTAAGTTAGTACTAGTTACGCTCTATATATCAGACAATATGGAGTAATGTTACCCTATTTCTTCCATGTCTGACTTATGTAACCAGGTGTAAATCCTGATATCCAATCGGAAACCTGGTACGGATCCTTCTTATCGTAAGTGTAATTTGTTCCAGAAACGGTTGCTGTTAAGACTGAAGGAATTACTTTGACGAACTCTTCTTTAAGAATAACCTCAAATTCTGGTGTAAGTTCAATGAAATCTGCGGCAACACTCTTCACCATATAAGCAGATGTTGTCACTGCTCCTCCAACGTTAGGATCTCTTGGATTCCTTCTTGCATTCAGCTTTCTTAACACCCTCACATATTTTACTGTTTCTTCTTTTGGAGCAGGGGTTTGACCCTGCAACAGGATCAAGTTTGTTATGATGCTTGTATCTTTTACCTGATCATTATTTGTCTTTGCCGCAAACAGAGAAAGCAAAAGATCATCGTAAAATTGAGCAAGGGTTATTTGCCAATCGTTGACCTGATCTAAAGGCGTTATGATGTAACCAAAGTCCCCTGCGCCCTGATTCCTCGACAGAATTTCAAATATGGCATTCCATCCGGTGAACGATTCGTTTCCAAACTTAACGTTAACCAAATTCTGTTCCAACATATAGGCGATGTTATATCCTATTTGAACATTCTTGTTGGATATTTCCTCAAGAAGAGAATTTACGTACTTGGTTTTTTGATTGTATAGGTAAGTTTTTGAACTTGTCGTTGAAGAGCTTGTGTTTGTTACAGAAGGTATCTGCTTTTCGTACGTGCTCTTTGTCAGCCTATCAATGTACTTACTATATCCGGCCAAGAATGTGTTCTTTCCTGCTGCAAGATCCGCCTTTCCTTGTTGATATGAATCGTCCAAAGCAACTTCAACCCTAAACGTCGTCAATGATCCGACCTTTCTGGTGTAAATGACCGGTACGGAATCCTCATCAAATCCTCCGACCAAATAAGATGTCACGCTTGGATTTTTGGCGACAGTAGAGAATCCCGAAGTTGGGAATTCTAAAATTGCTATCTTTGAATTTGTTGTTGATCCTGATTGACTATCCTTATTGGTAGACGTATTCTGTTTTT